TCTTACCGTTGTATTTATTGAGATCAGATTTCTTCAAATCTCCATTATATTTTGACTTTTTAAATAATTCTCTTGTCGTTTTAAAATACCATTCACCACTAGAATCAGTATACCCACCTTTACCTTTAAGTCTAGTTGCCCATCCACTATCACCTAACTTTATTATAGCATTAGCAGCTTCGTTTAAAAAATTTTTGAATGACTTCAAGATATACCTATAAGTATTGCTTATAGGTATTTATTAATTGTTATGCTAGGGCAATTGCTCTAAAGTCTTTAAGTCTAACAGGAACAGATTCGTTAGTAGATGTCATTACAATTTTAATTGTAAATCCGCTAAATTGTTCTAAATTATCAATAGAGAATTGATACTCTGAGAAAGAATTTGATCCACTTGATTTAACTTTAGCATCTGATCTACCATCATTCATAGATTCGTCAATAATTTCATCACCAAATCCATCACCATTCGTGTCAATTAAATTTTTAAATCCAGGAAATGGTCTATATGTTTGAGAAACTTCACTAGAATCAGCAGTGAATAATTTATAGAATACTCTAAAGTCTGCTTCTGGTCTAACATTACCTGATACTAATACTTTCAATGAAGATGCTGGTTGTTTCAAATTAACTCTATTTGAAACAAATATTGATCCATGAGGATCTCCACTTAGTTGATTAGTTCTAGAATCTGAATCATAATTGTCTTCACCTATTGGGTTGTTAATTTTGTTTCTACCTAAAATAAGTGTAGCATTTTTAACATCCAATACTGGAGATAAATTAGAATCACTTGAAGACATATCAACCTTTAAACTTAATGACTTATTCTTAGGTAATGTATCTAACTGATTTGCTTCATTAACTTTAGAAGCAGCCATTCTAGGAGTTGGGAAGAATGTAGTCTCATTAAGAATTGTAGGTTCAAATCCCTGATCAATAAATGATACTTCATTACCACTAGCACTAGTACCACTTATAGTTCTAAATGAAGCACTAGCACGAGTTTTGCCTGGTGTAATTACATTACATTGTGCGGAAAGGCTACTAAACTGATGGTTTTGAGATATGCCAACAGTTGATCCACCAACAGCTTTCTCACTAACAAAACTTATTTGATTTTTTCCAGCTGCTCTGTTACCAGTTCCTCTATCCAATTCTAAGAAATAATTATCAATGTTAGTAACATCTTTTAATCCAGTACTAGTTGGAATATCATGTGTAGTGTTGATCTTCACCAATGGCATACCATTGACTTGATATGGTTGAATACTTGCTCCATCAGAATGTGATAAAGCAGCAGATGATCCAAATCCTCTAGAACTCAAACTTAGAATAGCAGGACTAGTACTTTGAACAATATATTGAACAACTTCACCTTCTATTAATGCCTCACCCCTATCACTTGTTATACCAGCAAAGGTTTGGAATGGTGATATATCAGAAACTGTTACTTGGGTTCCGTCTGTTGCCAGATCTTCAGTAATTGATACTTTCGTTGTATCTGGTTCAACATTTTCGATAGTAATCTTATTATTAGATCCATGATGAGCATGGTTATGTTGAATTACTTCAATAACATTTCCACTATAGACTTCACTCACAACCGTTGATTCAACATCAACCTTTGCGTTATTTGCTAAAACAGTTCTAGTATCATTATTAGTACCATAATGTATTATATTGTCATTAATAACAAACTTCTCACCTTGAACATCAGTTAACCATAATGTATCAATATCTTCTGTAATTTTTGTAATTACTATTCTAGCAGCAGCCCCAGATAAAATATTACCCGTATTGGTAACATCAACTTCTAAAACTTCACCAACAACATATCCAGAACCAGCATTACTTACACTATTAATCTGGGAAATACTACCATTAACAAAAGTCAATGATGCAGTAGCACCAGTACCTGATCCATTAATAGATTTTAAAGAACATGAAGCTTCTGTAAAACTTGATTCTAATGCTCCAGTACTACTATTTTTACTATTGAATCCATTACCAATTATAGTAACTTCAACACCATAATCCTTTAAGGCAGATCCAGATCCACCAGTAGTATCAATAGGTGCTCCTCTCTCTTCAATAACACCAGTAATACTGTCATCTTCAGAATCTGTAATTAGTCCAGTACTAATTTTTCTACCAACTGGTATAAGTACTGCTTCTGCTTTAGTAATCTGAGTTACGCCAAATTTAATCTTTCTAGGTAAAGTTCTAATTGGATTACTTGGCAATGCCTGTGTATTAAGATTACCTGGTTCAATTGGACTATTATAGAATGTAGTAGTACCAAATGGAACAAATAATGCTTTTCTAAGAGTAAATTTGAGATCTTGATATTGACTTGGTGTCCAAATAGTACCGTTTTGGGATTTAAATAAACTACCACCAATATACTGCTTAGTTACAACACCAAATTGGGATTGATCACTAGTTGCAGGTAAACCTACAGGTGGAGTAACACTCTTCTGACCCATAGTGGCAACCCACATTTCATATTCATCAGATCCAGGTGATAAGAATACTAAAGCATATTCTTTACCACTTTCCAGATAAATTGGTGATGGAAAATTAATTGTAGTTGGTATTGTAGCATCATCTGATACTGTAATATCATTTGGATTTATTGCTACTTGAGCAAAGTCTTGAACAAGGAAACTTGTCGGTGTCCCTAATTCAACTTCTCTAAGTTCAACAAAAACTTTAGAATTTGGATCCTTTTTATAGAAGTAAACATCAAATGATGTCAAGAATGCTCCAGTTTCATCAACAGTAAATGTTTGTGCTAGAGGATCTCTATAAGGTGCTTCTACTCTTGTTGTAGATGATGTTGAATTTGTAGTTACTGTAGATGTAGTTTCATTAGGTTTTTGTGCAGGTTCTGGTGGATTTCTAACTCCAACAGTACTTGTATTCTGAGTTAGAATAGTTCCTGTTCCTGTATAGACTCCACTGGCATCACTAGCAAGAGCAGTGCTACCTGCTGGAACAAATCCCCCAGTTGTATTAGCAGTAAGTCTAAATGTCTTCGTACCTGTATAGAATAATACTGATGGTGTTGGTGTAGCATTAGCATTTCTAAAGAAGAAAGCACCTAATACATCACCCCATTGATCAGACATTAGATCGGTATTGGTTATAGTTGCTTCAGTTCCACTTGTTTCTCCCACAAGTTTAGCACCTTTAACAACATATCCATAATAATTTTCATTATTAGCTAAGGCATAAACATCAGTATTAAACAATACAGATGTTGCTGAATATGTATCAGCAGGACCTGGACGAGATCTGTCAAATGGATCAACTGAATATTTCTCAACAGTACGATTAGGAGATCCTAGTCCAGCACCAACCTCTGGTCTTGAAGAGTCGCCAAACTTATGACTTGGAGCAGCAGACTTGATGTATCCAATTTGCGTAGATCCATTCATGACTCTAACATTTTCTCCAACATTGAATCCAGTAGATCCAGATGACATTGAGATTTCTACTAATTTGGGAACTATATCAGGTACACCACTATCTAACTTATGAATATGCTTTGTATATGGTTTTAAACCGTTAGCAGTAAACGCTACATTTCTAGAACGCATAAACTGATCAGATTCACCACTAATCTTAACACTTTCAACATAATTAAATTCCCTACTAGGACCTTCCAATTGATTAGTAAATGATGTAACTACAGTTTGTGTTGTAGTAGTTGTAGTAGTTGTAGTAGTGTCAATATGATTACCATCAAACATTCCATGTGTATCTGGATCATCTTCGCCAGGATCAATTTCTTCAACTGTTACATCTACAGCAGTATTTGAAGTTGTATTATCAGAAACTATATTGGATATTTCGTTCCAAGTTGCTCCAGTAGATTCAACTCTATGATTATCAATATAAATTGTTCTAGTCCAGTTATCAGATGGTGGATCTAAAATAATACCACCAACATAAACAATAACATTAAATGGGTTAATGTTCTCAACACCTGATGCCTGTGGTTGATTAATCCATTCAGTCTCATTATACTTAAGTGTTATTAAATCTCCAGTTTTCTGGCAATTTGAATCTAGAAGACTTAAATTGGATGACATATCAGCAGTTTCTACTGCAATTGCAGGATTTAATGCCAATTCTGCTCTCATAGACCAAAAATCAACAGCACTAATTAATTCTTTATTAACAGTGTCTACATCACATCTAGAGGTATCTTCAGCAAAACTAATAAAATCTCTATTCTTAAAGTCATTAACTACAAAACCAGATTTAAATCTATCTAAACCATCAGCATCCTTTACTTGAAGAGATTTTGTATCCAATTCTAAAGCAGTAAGAGAAGTCATTACCTCAAGATTGTCAATTCTCTTCTCCAATTTACCAATATCTCTCATGGTAAATCTTCTATTATCATATAGTCTAATAGAAGGACCTTTCATAGGGTCATACAAATATGGTGGAAGTGATATCTGAGCAACTTCCATTGAATCACCCAATTCAGTTGGAGGTGCTGGTTTATCATCAGATACACCTTTAATCAATTTAACTTCTTCAAATTTGTTGATTACTAATTTATCAATTCTAGGTAAGTAATAACTATATCCAATAATAGTACTCTCATCTGGAGTTACAACATATCTTGTATCAGTTTCAAGTACTCTACTATTATAAGAGAATGGTGAAGAGGTTGTTTGTTGTCCAGCAGTATCATTTGGAACAAACGTTTTAACTCTTGGTCTAAAATCAAGAATATCAGATGCTCTATTACCACCAACTACAGGAATATCATGGGTATATCTTTCCTTAGTATAAGAATTAACCGTATAAAAATCGCCATTACTATTTTCAGCAGATTCAAAGTAGTCGTAAACAACTAATAATCTCTTAGATGGTTTTGCTGATGTACCTTTTCTTACTATTCTAGAATAATCATAGAATTGTTTTCTATGACCTTTATCTAAAGTAAAGTTTGATGTTCTATCAATATAATTACCTTCAGTTACTTTTTGACAAACAGAAACAATATTTGATTCTTTAAAAGTTACTGATTCGCCTTTTACAAATTTATTATTATTCAAATAAACAAATTCAATATTTTCATCATTAACACGAGTTACAATCTGTCCTATAGCTCTACTATCATCACCAACAATTTTTTCGCCAATAAAGGTATTATTTGCTAAACCTAATCCAGAAACAAAAGTCAATTTATCAAGTGTTGGTGCTATTTTATCCTTAGATTCATATACAGCATGAACCTTAGCAACATCTGGAATATTTAATGATATTTCTTTATCTTCAACCCTTAATCCATAAGCACTACTAATACCTAAATTAGTACTTTCATTAGATATACTGATAGTCTTTGTTACTGCTACCGTACCACTTCTAATATAATTTTTTTGCTTACTAGCAAGTCCAAGTTTTTTTAATGTACAATTAATTGTAGCTGGTATTGCCGCAGTATCAGCACTACTATATTTTAATCCAGAAAATACAACAGTAGCACCATTATTTGAAATATTTACTTTATCTTGAGTTAAATCTTCAGATACACCATTTTTATAATGAATAGAATATCTTTCAGCATCAAATGGTTCAAAGAACGCAGTAGTGATACCTAAAGCACCATTGTTACCAGAACCATCAAATAATTCACTAGTTTGAAGTGTTATTCTAAAGGTAGAATCTGGGTTTTTACCTTTAACTTGACGGGTAATAATAAGATTAGAATCTGAAAGATCTACTGTAGAAATATTTTTCTTGGGTAATTTGCTGAATAAACCAGATCGATTTAGATTTATAATTTTTGGAGTTTTAATTCTAAATGTGGATTGATTATTACCACTTACAAGTGTTCCATCATTAACATTAGAAATAGTTGCTACTTCTTTAAGTGTTAATTCAGATCCATCAGCAGAAATAGCAGATACTCTATTATATGTTGGATTACTTGTTGATGTTTTTTGATATGAAACTATACTATCTGTTCCTATACCAAGTTGTCCAGAAAATCTTCTTCTGGGGCAACTCGCAGTATTCTCAGTTACAGCTCCAGTACTAGCAGACCATGTAATTTCAGTTAAAACATTATTAGATAGTCTTTGAATCTTGATATAATAAACATTACATATTGATGAAGCACCTTTAACAGCACCAGCAGGAGCAGAACCACCTGCGTTTGTATATTCAGTAAAATTCAAATATTTTAATTGACCACTAAATGCTGGTGAATTAGTAGCAGTTCCATCATATAATATAATTTCTGTAGCAGAACCTGAAACGCCATTAGCACCATAAGCAGTACCATCACTAACTTTTAGAAGGTTAGCAGGGTTATTACCAACACCACCAAATCCTAACCAACCATCACCATCATATCCAACGGTAATTTTAACTACATCTGATAACACAGTATCAGTTAACCATAATATACTTAAGTCAGCATGACCAGATCCCATACTTAAAAAAGTGGAGTCTGAACTATCAAACATGGGAGCCATATCAGACGAACCAGGTCCAGTAGTGGATGCTGTAGCATAACTTACAGTCTCATTATAAGTATTTGCTGCTGTTTTTTCAGACCATCTTGGTTCATCTGAAGCAGACAAATATGAATTATAGGTGTAATCACTACTAGAACTAACGTTTAATTGATCTGTTAATGAAAAATTAGGTAATACTTTATCGTATAAAACAGAATCGGCACTAAAATCTACTTGGAAACCACCAATAGATTTTGATTGGAAAACTGATCTTACGTCATCTGTTGAATATGTTATAACATTTGATATATTCGCTGTACATGTATCAACACCAACATTACTTGTTCTTTCATTAAATATTATTTTTTCTCCTTTTACAAAAGCACCAGTAGTTTGAATTACATGAATTTCTCCACCATTTCTATGCTTATCAACATAACCAGTAGCACCACTACTTTGACCAGTTACTTTACTACCCAAAGGTGCTAATATATCCTTTTGATAATCAACATCAACAGTATTTGAAATTTGTAGTACTGTATATGTCTGAACATCGTACATATACAAATCCCATTCAGTTGAATCCCCTGTGTATGGGGCATCTGATGGGTTGTACCAGTAAACTCTTGCCTTTCCTACTGGCAATCCATTACCAGCAGTTGGAGTGGCACTAGAACCCTTTCTACCATTCCACAATTCAACAACGTTTGATAATGGACTAGCATCATCATTCTGCCCTACGTTAATATATGGAGTACCTTCACTATGATTAACTCTTAGTAAACTACCCATTCTAAATGGAACAGATCCAGATTTTACAGTTTTTGTATCTCTAGGTTTTTCTATATCTAAAACTGTTGTGCCTGGCAATGCTACATCAAATCCTCTAACATATGCTTTACCTGGAGACAATTTAACACACATTAAATCGTCAGATGGATCAGCACCTTCATCTGTTTTTTCATTACTAAGATACACACCATTAGATCCTATCTCATCGTTTAATGAGTTCTGTAGATTAACCCTAAATGGATTTACTGAATAATTTCCAGATTCGTCAAATGTTCTTTTAGCAAGATACTTCTTAATTTCAGAATATACTGAAGAATTTTGTATTTTCTTAACTTCACCCTTTCTTACCTTTAATAATTCTATAAAGTTGATGTCATCATAATCATCAACTGCTTTTTTTGCTAGTTTAACACCAATTTTGAATCTATCAGCACCTGGTGCAGCAAAATTGGTAAATCCTTTAGCATTGTCATTTAATGATGAATCATCACTCGATGTTATAATCTCCTCAACAATCTCAAATCCAACTCTATATGATGGTTTATTAGAATATGGTTCTAGTATAAGAATAGACTTTGTGACATCTACAAAGGTTCCTCTTAAGAAATATACACCACTATCTACACCAAACGCTGATCCAGTTGCTGTTGCATTATCAGCAACTAAAGTCAATACAGTATCACCAGACTTTAATGTAGTATTTCCATAAGTTACATTTTCATCTAGTACTAATATTTCTCCATTTGGAAACTGTTCACTTGCTCCAGTCGAACTTGATTCTGTATACTTAAGAAATACTGTTATTTCATCTACACCCTCTGCTGGAGGTAGAATATAATTTATAATTTTAGCAACAATTTGAGAATTTTGACCTCTTACTCTTGTTCCTTCATCCTTTATTAAAGAATCTAAGTATATACTAACATCAACTCCCAAATGATCGGCATTTACCTTAGCCGCAAAATATGTATTATCATATGTTACAGATCCAGGTATAACCATAGATCCTTCTTTAAAAATATGATTACCAAATTGTTCTACCTGATTTTGTAAGATAGATTGTAATCCTGAAAGTTCCCTTGCTTGTACGGGAAATCCAGGTTTAAACAGAACTTTATAAAAATTATCTGCCTTATCAAAATCATCATAATAAGGACTTATATTTAAGTTAGTCTTTTGTGGCATTTTCTTTAGAATTCCAGGATGATTTTGACGTCTTCTTTTTGTCGTTCATTACGAGCAATCAAAGGTCGGTTGTCGATGTAAATTAACTCGCCCGATTCTTTATTTATCTCAGATTTGGCCAACCCACCTGTGAAGAATACATCTAGATTAACTTGCTTATTACCACTAGTAAAAGTAGTAATTCCATTATAATTATTATCAACATATCCTTTGAAACCAGAACTTTGTCCTTCAACAACTGTTCCTGCTTTAAATGGATATAACTGTCCAATTGTAGATATACCAATATAATCAGTATGATCTTGTGTTCCACCAAATGCTAAGGATCTATCAGTAAAATACTTTAAGACCTTAGTATCATTATCAAATGAAGCAACATATGCTCTTGCTTTAACTGTATCACCAGAAACATTCACATATGTTTGATGCATTTCTTCACCAACAGTTGGATTCCCAGTTACTTTTTCAGTATCTAAAGTGCTCGTTGGATTATCTTTGAATTTCATCGCATCTAATGATGAGAATTGATCCGAAGTAAATGATGTATTAGCATCAATAGTTGTTGGATTTTTTACAATTCCAACTTGAGCAAATTTTGTATCTACTGGAAAATCTTTAGTTGAATCATCAAATCTAGCATAAATTAGAACTTTATCAGTACCCAATTCCGTATAGATGTCATATCCATGACCTCTAGATGGTGGAATGATTGGTATTAATTTTGCGGAGTTACCAGCAGAATTATTATTAACTGCTCCTAAGTCAACTAACCCATAAGTATATCCTTTACCACCAGCACTAACTGTAACATTGGATATTGTTCCTTGAGAAACATCAACTCTTGCCTTAGCACCTGTACCATCACCAACAATATCAACTTCTTGACCAGTTAATGGTTGATACTGCTTACCAGCATCAGCAATATAAACATTCTTAATTTGGTTATTGTTTACTGTAGAATCACCATTTTCCCTAACTGCTCTTATTTGAGGATCGGTACTTGTTGCCCAATCATTTGGAACAGTAACATATTCTGTAGAATCAAATTTTATAATGTCACTTGGAGAAACAGTATAAAGATATTTCCAGATATAACCATCTCCACTACCACCAGCCTTTGATGGTTCTAGATCGGTGAAAGTTGGTTCATCTTGAGAAACATTACCTTTAGGGTTACTGCCACTAGATCCATTAGCAATACAAATATAAACTTTGAAATCAGAGTTCATTACATAATATTTTGAATCATACAACTTAGTTGCTGACTCTAAAGCACTTTTATTAGCACCACTATAATCATCCCTATAGATTTCATATCTAGTACCAACTTTCCAATCAATTCTTTTTATAACCCTTCTAATATTGGCAGAAGTTATCTTCTTACCAAACATCATAGTGTCGCCAAGGTGAGAATTATTTGAAAAACTATCAAGTGGCTGAGGTGGATTTGAACTCCAGTTCTCAGACCTACCAAAACCAACTACAGGGTCTCCTGCTTCTTTATATGTGGGATTCGGTAGACCAATAAAAACGTAGTAATTATTATTCTCAATAGACTCTACGAAATTAGTGGCATTAAGAATTCTAAATTGATCAGTAACAATTGCAGGCATCTTATCAGCTAACTATACTTTTTTTTCTATTTATAGTCATTATAATACTTGTAATCTGATTGCTCCAGTATTCCTCAATCCCTTAAGCGAAGAATCAGTATAATTCTTTCTTTGAATTGTTGGGAATGATGATAATCCAACATCAACTGTATAACCAGTTACTCCAATAGAGAGTGGATTTGAATCTCTAGTAGCATTATATAGGCGACCCCATGATAATCTACCTAAACTAGTTGTTATTCCAGTATTAGTTTGGTCAAATCCACCAGTTGAAGCTAATCCAACATGATTAGTTGTGCTGAGTATATTACATGTTATTTCACCCGTTCTACCTGAACTTGATATATCATGTACCTTGTAGATGTTATCAGCAAATGATGTACCAATACCAACTATAGAGGTATCGTGACTATCAACAGAAATAATACCATCACCAATCTTAGTATCCTTGATCATAATAGGATAACCAACTAACAAATCACTAACCGTATAATTTCCAATTGCTTGGAAGAAGAATTTAATAGCAAGAGGATGATTGTTTGTACCAGCAGATGTGCTTATACCAGTAATAATTCCAGCAAATCCTTGAACATTACTAATAGAAGTTATCTTCTCGGTTTCATATTGTGGACTCTCAATAATTATTTGAGGTTGTATTGGCCAACTTGCATGATGACTTGATATTCCACTATACCCAAAACCAGGATTTGTAATATCAATACTAATAACTGACCCATCAACAATATTTGCTGTAGCAGTAGCAGTTACTCCAGTACCTGCCCATACATTATTTGCTCCACCAGTAAATAACCCATCTGGGTCTGGAAGTTTAACAGTAGGAGCAACTGTATATCCAGATCCACCATCAGTAACTGATATTGAATCTAACTTATACTGTGAAGTGTTGCCAATAGATGCTAAACTGTTTAATGCTATAGTTGCTGTTGCTCCTGCAGGTGTTTTTACTTCAGTTCCATCAGATTTAGTAGATCCAGGTAACATTAGAGCATCAACAGCAGCAATATTAACAGAATACCTATCTTCAGGATCAAGTCTTATTGGACCTTCTTCATAGAAGAATACTTCAGCATCATCTACAAATATTCCACCAGATTGTTGAGTACCTGTTTCTGGTTTTACATCAGCAATAATTTTTGCTGTAGGATATATCTGAGGTTCGATTGATTCTCTAGATTTAACAACTAATGTACCTTGAATACTTAAATCTGTTTTTTGCTTTATCCACTCAAGTGGTCTATCATTAAATTCATCAATACCCTTTCCTGAATAGATGTCCGTTTCAATTAAATTAGATGTCAATATCTCTTTAACAACCCTATCTCTATCTTGAGGGAAAGTTACTGCGCCTAAACTAGGATGTCCATGTAATCTAACTTGATCACCTGGTCTAACTGTTTCTTGAATATCAACAAGTTCAACATCAACTCCTCTTTGTCCAAGATAGAAGAACACATCCACTTTATCTCCACTATCAGGTGCTTCAGTGAATGTAAATGTTGTTCCACCTTCAAACTGATAAGCAATACCAGGTGTTTGTAATACGCCATTTACAAATATAAGAAGAACAGCATTCAAATCGATAGATTCTGATAATGCTTCATTTTTATCAGTTTCAAAACTTAGTAGTTGTCCATTAAAGAATAATGGGAATCTTCTTCTACTGCCATTTTGCATCAATTTGATATCATCAATGAAATCAATTTCACCAAACTGCCATGCTGAGAAATAATCATTAAACACTTCAACAACATTTAATTCAAATTCTTGAAGTGGTTCCTGTAAACCAAGTGCAGGTACTAAACCAACTGGTTTAAATACATCGCCAATATTAAATGAATGTCCAGATCTTGCCACATCAAATTCTGATATCTCAAACAATGTAGATCCTATACCTACAGTAGTTTTCGCAGCACCTACCTTTAAATCCAATAGTAAATTAACTCCAGTCTCTGTAGTTTTACCTACACCCAACCTAGAAACACCAACAACTGGCATATTTTCATAAACTGGTTGAGGAACAATAATTTCTGGGTTAACATAACCAGATCCAGCATTTAGAATATTAAATTGTAAAGATCCACCAGTTCCTGCTGGTGATTTTCCAACATTTATTGTAAATTCTGTGGAAGATGGAGTCGCTTCAACACCTACAGGTCTTCCACTAATTGGATCAGTTGATCTTGGATATGTGTGTGTTGTTGCATGACGATCCTGATTGCATGTAAACACTAGAGTGTCATCAACGAATTGAACATGCCCATTTGCCTTTCTTAATTGATTATCCTTAGCACGTAGGAAATTATGTGATGCTGTGTTTGTGGATGGTATATTTGTTAGACATTGAATTTCAAATTTGAAATCAGTTTTATTTGAAATTTGTACCCACTTGTTATTAATTGGATCACCCTTTCTTGGATATGGATGCTCACTTAAATAATTGTCTTTTGAGCAGTTGAATATTAATGAGTTTTCTTCAATTTTAACATAATCACCATTTAAGTATCCGTGTTGTGTTGCTGTTGTTATAGTAACAATTCCAACATTTGGATTATATACAGCATTCGTTACTGTCTGAGTATCCATTGATGTGAATGAATGACTAGAACTTGTGGTAACTGTCATAATACCACTAGCAGGATCATATTTCGCATCATTTATAACTAATGTTCCACCAAGACTTGATGAAATTGGGGAAGAAGCACTAACAAACTTATGATCATTATAGGCAACATTAGCAGTTACTACAGCACCAGTACCAGCACCACCACCAGGACCAACATTAGTCATGAATGTGTTTGGTGATACTGATGTTATTGGAAGATAAGTATCATATGCTGGATCAGTCGTTCTTGGATAAGGATGTAAACTCATATCAGCATCTTTAGAACATCTAAAGATTAATCCACCCTGTGCGATCTTCAATGATTTGGTTCCCAACACTCCATTATCAGTAGAACTCTTAAAGGTGTGTTCATAGAATCCTCCAACCTTAACAGCACCAGCAGTAGCACTTACAAATGTATGAGGATCTGTATTTGTGGAAGGTATGCTAGTTAATACTTGTAATGTTATTGTAGTTTCAGTAACTGCCTGAACAGTAATTGCCGTATTGTAATATGGGTCGTTTCCATTAGATCTTGGATATGATTTTTGAGCAGCCGTACCAGTAGCACCATTATATCCACAACTAAACTTAATGGATTCTTCTTCTAATTTAACACTTGTCCCTGATTTTATACTATGTGCTCCTATTTCAAGAACCATTAGTCCTGTAGAAGGATCATATGAAGATCCTGTTGTTGGTGTATATGGAACAATTGGACTTGTTCCGACATTTGTCTCAAATTCAGTATCCGTTGCGCTGGATACAAGCAACCACTTATTATTTGAGGGATCAGTTGGTCTTGGATAAGGATGATCTGTAGTATTATTATCCATAGCACAGGTAAATGTGATTGAACTTTCATCAAATTTAACCTGTTCATTATTAGTAAACTTGTGAGGAACAAATACAGCACCAGCAAGAGCACTTACAAATGTATGATCATCTGTATTCGTAGAAGGAGTTGTTGATAATACATTTACTGTAATTGTACCAGCATCAGTATCCACAGCAGTGATTGCTATAAAGGTATCGTATGCTGGATCAGCACCACCAGCAGGATTACCTGTTCCAGATGATCTTGGATATGATTTTTGAGCAGCCGTACCAGTAGCACCACCAAATCCACAACTAAAGGTTATTGAATTTGGAGCAATTTTAACTTTATCACTAGTAGTTAATGAATGCTTACCAACCTTCAATACCATGTCACCTGTAGTTGGATTATAAGTAGCATCACTAACATCATATTTTGTACCAGCACTAACTGTCATGATGCCAGCAATTGAATCATACTGAGCAAAATTAACTGTGTAATTAGCAGGTGAAGGTATAGTATGAATTCCATCAACTGTTAATAATAAATTACCAGTAACAGAATTATAATCTGCTTTGGTTGGAGTGAATGATTCACCCATAAATGATCCAGTATATGCTGTAATAGAATTTGTAGTAGAACTTACAAACTTATGAAGATAATTAATATCAGTAACACCGATAGAAACTGGTTCACGATATCCAGAACCAAATGTTAATTCGTCATGATATGCCCAAACTTCACCATTCTTGAAGTAATTGTGAGGAATAGTACAAATACCAGCAAATACTTCAAAGGTTCTCTCAGAGGCAACTCCAACTAGTTGTAAAGGTCTATCAGTATCTTGGAATACATTAGTGGTTACTCCAGCATGTTGTACCTCACAATCCATCCACATATTTTCAACTTTAACTGATTCTGGAGTTCCTAAAGCAAATCCATGACCAGTATTAGTGGTCACTGTCATAATTCCAGATCTATGATCATAATGAGCAGTTTGAATACCACCACCAACAGGTCCAACTGATGTTCCAACACCAACAATACTACCAATAGTGCCGTTAACCAACTTAGGATGAACTCTAGCACCAACTAAAGGAGCATATCCACGACCAACTGTTGATCCCATAGAAACTATTAATCCACCTCTAGGAATTTGATTCTGGTTTATATCAAATTCTGATTGTATCTTTTGTCCATTTTCAGAACTAATACCAGTAAATACAACACTTGATATTCCAGCAGTAGTGTCAGTTACGATTTCATAATTATTTCCTAAGTTATTAAGAGTTAATGGTGTCTGGAATACTCCATTAACAAACAAAATACCATTTCCTACACCAACACCAGTAGAAGTATTAGCACCACCAACAGTTAAAGTATATGTCCTTCCTATTCCAGTAAATGAATCAGAAAGATCATCAAATATCATATTTGTATCATAATTAGATCTTAAGAAGGTTCTACCACTAAATTCTGCTTTAACATAAGGTAGATTGGTTAAACTTCTTCTAGTTCTAGTATTTCCCTTTGGAGCCTCTAAGAACCATACTGTACTGTCCACAACATTGAAAGAACCTCTAAAGATTCCAACATTACTATTAGCAATATGAGTTGTTTCAGATACTCCAAGTGATCCTCTTTCAACTTTAACAACAGGAATTGTTCCGTCAACTGAATTGATTGTTGCTGATTGTAGTAGATTAGTAGCAAATCCTACTTGCTCAACCTTCATGTATTCATCATTAATTTTTAATATATCTCTTGGTTGAACAGAACTTATACCACTTAAAGCAAACTGAGAAACACCTATTCCCAAAGTTGCAGGAAGATTATGATTAATTCTAGTATAAGTAACTGGTTGTTGAATTATGCCATCAAGTCCAATAACAGTCTTACTTAACTTATTGGTCATTGAAAGTTTATGAGCATTACCTTGACCAGAGTTGGTAAATCTTATTGGGAGAGCATCATCATCAGTAAGATACTCTTTTCTACTAAACAATTGAATCTTATCAGGATCCAATGCTTTAACAAATACTGTAGATGGCATTGTTGTCTGAACAAAACCACCATTGTCCATAGTAGCAGCAATTCCTATCGAAACTGGAGCAACACCTATAAAAGTAGAAGAAGCCTCATATGTTATCTGCTCATTGTCATTAAAGAAATGATTTGGTATTGTTAATGTGGTTCCTCCACCAACAGTTGTAGCAACAACATCTGAATCACTTGGATTGAATCTCTTGAAGTAAATTGGAGTCCCTTCAAATTTAAGATCAAAATTAACTTTATTTCCTCTACTACCATTAGGACCATCATATGATGCTAATATTAAATCACTGGATATTGGACCATATTCTAAAATATCTGGTTCATTTTCAAAATCATTTAAAGTACTGAATACTTCATTGTAAGATTGAACTTCAATCAACTCTTCAGTATCAATAAATGCTTGATCTGGGTAGAATAAAAACTCAACATTTGATCCAGCAGTATTTGAACCAAATGTTCCAATACCACTATCAGTTCCAACAGAAACATGTGGATATTGAACGGTTATGGCATCATTATTTTTATCCTGTACTAGGATAACTTGGTGAATAGCAGATGTAGTTCCACATGAAACACGTACTATAGATTTGACACTACTATCATTTTCTATAATCAGTGGTTTCGTTACAAACATTGGTTGTATGCTGCCTGAAGAACCCTTATCAGCAGAATATGAGGATTCATATCTAACAGTTCTTTCAGCACCATCTGGCTGTCCTGAAACGTTAAATCGATATGTTCCTATACCAGCAGTTGTTGTACCCAAACCAACAATGTTAGTACTAACAACTAATGCGGAATTTCTATCATTAATACAATCAAAAGAAATAACTCCAGATTCTACCTTTGTTGTTAAAATACCAACCTTACTAATATCACTACTACTAAATGAAACATTTAATACGTCACCATATACTTCAGAAATATATGTACTTTCTCCATCAAAATTAATAATAAGTTCGTTATAATCTAATTCACCTGTAACTTTATCTTTTATTATTGAATTGGCATAGAAAGCATTGAAATCTGTATGTGAAAATTCTGCTATAGTTGTTGTAGTAACTCCCAATGGAATTGCTCTTCTACCTATGGCATAATCTATAAATCCAAGTTTATCAGTAGTTGAAACTATTTGACTCTTACTTAAAGTCGCAGTATGAGTACTATCAATACTTACAATTTCAGTTCCATCTTCAATACCTGGTCCACTTAGAGTTGTTCCAATACCAACTTTGACTACTGTTGTTAAATCAAAGTCATCACTGGTTAATGTTGTTCCACTTATACTTCCAGTAAATGTGGTTCTACCAATAGCAACGTCAACATTTTTACCAATTAAATCAACAGAACCAAACTGCTTAGAACCTGAAGATACCAAATCACTACCAAAGGATGTTTTAAGAACCTTAAGATCATGATCCTTTTCAAATTTCTCAGTAGGAGTAAATGTTAAAGTCTTTCTATTAAAAGTGTCAACATCAGCACCAAAATCACCAAGTTTTATATTAGTAAAGTCTGTTGTTTTTTCTAATATAAAAGCATCATCCGTGGTTGTTAATACTACAAGATCTGTAATTTGAGTATCAAAAGTATCTGGATCTATAATCTGTACCAAATACTTAGCATAATTTGTGTTAATTTCTTCTATTTCTGTAAATAGATCCGTGGTTCCCTTACTTGAGAATCTGCCACTAATATCATCATGAATAATAACCCTATTTGTTCTACACTTAGTGTAATCAGTTAGTCTCTTATTCCTAAAGTTAACAAATTTAGAATTAGTTTCATCTCTTACATCATAATCATTAGCAAGATCAAAATAATTAATCGTATCTACTCTTCTCTCAGCAGTAATATCAAGAACAATAGAAGATGCTACAGGTTGAGTAGTTCCAATACCAACTCTAGTATCTACTTTATTTTCAATTATAGTATCTGAGAAATTCTTAAGACCTGATGGATGAACTAGTCTATTAACTGGATCAACAAATTCGTCCCAAGTTTTCTCACTCTTAATAGAATATGAAAGATTTTGGAAATAATCATTATTTGGTATTACTTGGAAATCTTCGCTTAATTTTCCAGTATTATCCAACCAACCATAATCTTGTCTATTAGAGTAATCTACCTTAAATTTAGCATTGTTATTATTAAATCCAGTTACACTTGCAACAGTACCACTAGATTCACCAGTAATTCTATCACCTATTTTTAATGTATCTAACCCATCAATTTTAACAAAATCTTCTCTAGATTCAACAATGAAAATGTCTTTCTCTACAAAATCAAGACCTTGTTTAACTAACAATCTTTCATTAAGTGCAAACCTAGATCTTTTTTGAAGTGGAGCAAAAACTGGATACTTAGATTTGTTTATGATATTGGCATATCCAGATTGGTAAGTTTTAGCAATACCTGGATTAGTACTTACACCAATTAAGTCAAATTCAAGTATGTCTGGATTTGATGAAGTGTATGATTTAACTTTAAAGAACTGATACTTATAATCTTTGGAATTATAACCAGTCCAGTTGGGATCAATAGTTACGCCAGAAACAGATGATTGTTGAGTACCTATACCAGATTCTCCAAATAGTTGGATACCTTCAACAAAGATTTCATCATTAGCAGCAAATGGTGCTTCATTATACCCATTAATTGGTGTTTCCATAACACATCTAGCCACTGTTCCATTAGTGGTCATAGAAACAATACCAATACCATTAGAGTTATTAATAGCAATAACGTTATGAGATACTGAGTCTAAACCCTTAATTGGAGCAATTACATTAACTCCAGTAACACTTTGGTATGGAACATTAGCAGTTAATGAAGTTCTATCAACAACTTCATTGCTCTCTGGATTATAAAGAATTAAATCAGGAGCACTTAAGTAATCAAGACCACCATCAGTAACCTCAATAGTTTCGATTACATCCAAATCATCTATTCTAACAACAGGAGGAATAAATGCTTCTGGTCGTAATGTCTTATCTGAAGAATATTCAAATCCAAAATCAATTATTCTTATCTGATTGATTTTACCAATTGAAGTAGATAAAGCTACTATATTAGCATTTTCACCTTTTAAACTAGTAACAGAAGTAAATCCAGGTACACTCTTATAACTAAACCCTTCAGATATTAACTTAACGTTCTTTATTGGTCCAACTACCGTTGTAGATTTGCTAGAATATTCAATAGTATCACATTGATTCTTTTCATAATATAAAACTTCAGGTACTGCTCTTGGAGAGATTTTAAATGTTTCATCTGTAATATCAAATACTTTATATTCTCCAGAATAACTACTGTCTACAAATTTAATTTGATTGTAATTAAGCACACTAGTATCTGAAGTGCTAATGTATCCACCTTTCTCTAGAGTGTAATACATTACAGATGGTAATGATGTAGAGAATCCTATAGATACCGCAGCACCTACAATATTTCCACCAAAGTCAAACAGTTGTCCACCAGTTGTACCTAATCCAACTGTTCCTAGTCCAGAAACATTAAATGTAGTTCCTGCCGCACCAGCATTAGTAAATTCATTTTTAAATTCCTTATCATAGAATAATTTAAACTCAAATCCAAGTAAACTACTAGTTGATAAACCAAACGTTAAATCTGAATTTTTAACAACTGTTATTTGTGGATTAATTAAAGATACTTCCTGCCTATTACCACCCGAATTAGTAATATTAACAATGCTTGGAGGTATTGACACAGCATCTTTATAAGTTTCGCATAAATTGAATGTACTTGAGTCTACTTGATGAACAAAATATCCACCTGTTTGTAATCCAGTAGCTACTACATCACCATCATAGAATAACTTGTCACCAGTTTTATATCCATGATCATTAATTGTTATCAGATTATTAAGAGGATTAACATCAGATGCTTCAAAAATTACAGAATTAATTAATAATTTATCATGTTCTTTGTTATAACTAACAGATACTGGAGCAGTAGATCCTAATCCAACAACCACATTAGGAACAACGTTTAAAGATATTAAATCCTTATTCTTTAATCCATGAGTTGTTGTATTTGCCAATCCTACTTCTGTAGTAACTGTAGAAACTAATCTACTAATATGTCCTGTTAGTTGATCGTAATCAGATTCTAAAGTATATTCAAAATCATTACTACCATTACCAAAGAAATATAATCCAGATTCTGTTTTTGCTGCTCCAGCGTTTGTAGCAAGACCAATATAATCTGTTCCCTTATTAACAACATATACGTCACTTATACCACTAGATTGATTTGGAATGTAGAATTGATTTGACGCATCATCATCTCTACCAACAAGGAAAGATGCTTGTGCTAATGGTTTTCTTAATTTAACCTTTTGTCCTGTTATAAATGGATGATTTGGTACATATATTGATTGTGGAGGAACTGGAACTTGAAGATTAATTTCACCATAATTATAATTTAAAGTAGATCCACTAGTAGTTCCCAATCCAACGGAATTGTTTGGATTGAAGTATTCAATTTTATTAACTTTAGATTCAAAGTAATTCGTCTTAACTGGAATACTAATGCGATTGTTTATCACATCAATGTTAGATCCATATGTATGTCCAATACCAGTACCATATCTTCTAACTCTTATAATCTTTTCTAAACTATAAAGATTCAGAACTTTAAGAATTTCACTACCAACTTGAAGTGATCCACCAATAGAAACTGTATTTGGTATTTCATTTACATAAATGTCCTCAACAATTCCAGCAGAATTGTTATTAGTAGTCATTGTCTTTCCTAAACCAATGACATTTGTACTAATACCAATCTTAAATGAATTATTTAATTTGTAATTAGAAGTACTGAGACCAGAAACTAGAACGGTATCTTCATCATTCAGAGGTAAAGATGGTAAGAAATGTGCATTAATTTGGTTTTCATTCTCCCAGACTAATACAGCATTTTCAAACTTAGTAAGTTCAGTAGAAATATTAGAAACACCAATACCAACTATCTCATCAACCATTCCCCTAGCACCAGTTCCATTGGTTCCAGTATTATCAAAGGTAGTGAAATCTCCAACTTTATATCCAGTACCACCATCTAAAACTTGGAAACTATCAACAACCCCTTTAGTAACAGATTCAACTACAGATTTTTGCTTGACAATCTCATTAGATTCAATTAAGAAATCGTTGTCGGCAAATCTATCATTAACTTTGTATGGGAAAGTATTTCTAGATAAATTAGAATTATTGAAATCAAAAGTCTGATCCAAAGAAATATTATCTTGAATCAATGGCAATCTATATGTTTTACCAATAAAGTATGGGAATATAGGTGTAATATTATCACTTGCTATAGTAGCAAAGTATGCATATATTCCATTAGGAAATTCTGGAGTCTTACAGAATCTTCCATTATGATTATCTAAGTCACCATGAGCATTATATTTCCAGTCATTTACAAAGAATCCAGAAGGAACATCTGGTCTGTCAAACCAATTGATATCTTTAGTATATCCTGAGATTAAACGCTTAACTTCTCCAATATCATCAGGATCTGAATACCCATAAGGACCATAAATTGGACAACCATCATATGCCCAACCAATTATCGGTGAATGAGTTCCTATTCCAGCAGCAACATCAACTCCAACATCATCAAATTCTTCTGCCAATTGCTTACTATAAGCAGTAATATTATAAGTTACTGTATCTGGGAAATCACTTAATCTTTTTTTATTGTCCTCGTCATATTGCCATGATGTAGGATCTGGTGATAAATGATAATTTCCAACAGTATTTTCATGATTTACTCTGTCAATAGACAACTCTCTTACTCTAGCATCCAGTAAACCATTATGTCCTCTAGAATTGACAAATATATTTGTACTCGTATCAGAGTATCCAATACCAGTATTAATAACTACAACATCAATTAATTGACCATCAGCATTGATAATTGGCTTTAATTGCGCTCCACTACCTGTAGGACCACTTATTTGTAATTCTGGTAGAGAATAATATTGACTGCCTCTATTAAGAACGAAAACATCTTGAATTAATCCATTTTCTACAAAGGTTTTTACTTCAGCATCCTGACCATTTTGAATAATGATATTAGATTTTAATTTATGATTTACAACTCTTGATCCATAATGACTACCTTGTTCATAAACATATGAACCAACTATCTTACCAGTAACAATTGGTGTTATTAAATTGGTAAAATCAGCCGCAATATTTGAATCGGAAGTAGCTTCTACAGTTACTTTAATATCTGGATATTTAAATACCTGATACCCAGTACCAACAGATTTTAAGTTAACATATTTTCTTCTACTATAATCAGATGTTATTGTTCCCCCAATACCAGCATCAGTTAGTTTAAATGAATCATCATCTACTTTAACAACTCTATATGAACGAGCAGTATCTAAACCTTCAATAGTTGTAGGTGAATCTACACCCAAACCAACCATTGTGGTGTATTCTATAACATCATTATTTCTAAATCCATGATCTTTAAAGATTATACTATCATAAGAAGTAGATATTCCTGAAGGTTGAACTGGTAATCTTCTGTATTGGTAATCAGATCCCGATGACAATACCTTAACAGATCTCAAAGTATTCTTAGAAGTTGTTCTAAACTTATGAATACCAGCAGCACTTGTTGCTGTTGAGAATCCTATAGTATTAATACCAGCAACACCATGTAAAGCATCATCAGGTCTTTTAAACAATCTGATTCTTGATGGGTTTAGAACCTTAACATAATAAGGTGCTCCATTAGTAAGATATTCTGTAACGGTAGTACTTGCTTCTTTAAAAGCAGTAATTCCTATTGGATCATGACCATTACTATTGTAATATATTAACTGACCATCTACAAAATTGTGAATTCCTTTAAATGTAATAGTTTCTTCTTGAATATCCAATCCACCTGAGAAGAATATATCACGACTATCAAATTGTACCTCCCTAAATCTTGGACCGACAATTGGTTCTAATAAACAACCAGAACCATTACCACCAGTTAATGAAACTGATGTTACTCTATCAATGTCAAAATTTTGTTCATCTACGATTATTTCATCAACACTTCCACTAAGAATTGGTTCGCATAATGCTGTTGTGGCAGCACCCAATACTGTAGTATTGTATTGTGCAGTTAAATCTGTACCAACACCAGTGGGATTTTCTATAACAAATCTAGGTGGATTAACAATATCGTAACCAGTACCACTATTAAAGACATCTATAGATTCTATAGGTCCATAATTGATAATATCATCTGATATACAAGATCTTATCTGAACACCATTAACCAATAGTCCAATATCATTAACTGGTCTTTGCTCATTGGTGCTGACATTTAAATTTTGAGATAAATTAAACTTGCGAAGAGTTCTATTATCTCTTATTTTCTTATTATCAGTAGATACTGGATGTAAATTGTGAGATACTCCATTACCAGGTGTTGAGTTGAATCCTATAGGACTTCCAAAATCAATAGCACTTATTGATTGATATAATTTAACCTTTCTTCTATCTGTACCAACACCAGCATAATAAACTCCATTATTCTCCAATCCAATGGTTGTTCCTGTTCCTGTTAGTAAAGTTGGTTCAGTTGTTCCTGTTCCTGCTCTATAGACAACAGCATCACCACTATTAAATTTAACCTCAGTTGGGAAAGTAAACTCTAAAAAATCTATTGGATAATTTGTTAGAGGGTCAGTTTTAGCTGGACTGGTTAAAAATGGTTCTTCACCTGCTGAAATAGTGTTTACAATAGATTCAGCATCTATCTCAAAACTGGGTAATGAGTTTGAAGCAACATATCCATAATCACTATCATCAGTATATACATTTAATATATCAGATAAGACTTTATTATTGCCATATGTAATACCAATTCCAGTATTCTTTGCCGATGCCTTATTAATAACTCTTCTTACATCATAATAAGCATTTGGATTGGGATCTAAAGTCTCATCTAACCAAATTCTATTTGTTTGTATTAAATTGGGTAGATCAATTTGTATAATTTGACCACCACCAACTTCAGTTTGTGTATTTCTTCTTAAAATAACAAAGTTATCACCTTCTTTTAAACTTGATTTATCAATTTCACTTGCTAACTCAAATGTTGTATCTCCAGCATTAATAAATCCATTAATTTGATATCTGGAACTAGTATTATAAATCCATGAATTGGCAAAAATTTGCTTGAATGATTTATCAACTTCAATTGGGTTTGTAATATATTCACCTAAATTCCTAACATAAATCTCCTGTCCTTCGCTTATTAGACTAATGTCACCATCAGGTACAAATTCAGATAAAACACCAGTAATTCTTAATTCAGACTTTTTGTTAATATCTCCGTTTTCATAACCAAAAATAGTTTCTATAGATCTTAAATCAGATGCTACTTCAATATTTTTATTTACACCAGAACATCCAAAAAATTGATTAATAGATTTAGAAGAGTATGTAATAATATTGCCATCAACGACAAAATCACCTGATGCTGGAAAACCAATTGTAGAATCTACTGATATTATCTCAGATTGAGCAGAAACATATTCCAATACTTTTGATTTTCCTGGTATTGTAAATGTACCTTCAATTAAATCCCTATCACTAAAACCAACAAATAAGGAAATTTTATAATATTCCTTCCTATCTCTGGTTAAAATCTCAACCTCAGATACAGATCCACTTGTTTGAGCATCTGTAGACTTGGTTATCGTTTGTCCAACCAAGTTAGAAGGATTACCACTTATTCTTTCTGCTATTATAACTTCTCTACGAATATACTCAGCACCTGATGGTTTGATTAATCGTTCTTCAAGATCTAAAACTTTAGCATCCTTACCATATAAGACTTTAAAAAGAATCTTTACAGATTCAGATATACCTTTTGATTGGTAAAATGATCTGGCAGTCTTAATAAAATTACCAACATCTACACCAGCAGCAAATTCATTATCCTCTAATCCAGGTAAAAAAGTTTTCTTTAACTTTCTGTAGAATTCCTGTAAAAATAGTACACTAAGATTAGTAATTTTAGTGCCAGATATATGAGAAGCAGCGTCAGTATCTTTAAATTCTAAATTTTGTCTATTAACATTCTCTATTGAAGACTCTATACCAAGACTGTAATTGGTAATTCCACTAAAACCACGAATACAACCTTGGAAAGATGTTGTAGTTTTACTTGTATATGTTATTATTTCATCATCAATCTTTAATAATCCATACTCAGAAGGAAACCCCTTAGTAGAATCAACTGTAATAGTTGTTGAACTAGTATCGATTGCATCAATTAGAGTAACTGATCCAGTGATAACTTCTGGTACTAAGTTATCAACCTTGATATAACGATCAAAGTTATCGATTAAATCACCAGCAGAACCTTGATATTCTTGAGAATGGTAATAAGTTTTTAAAAAATCAACTGCTAATGGAAAATCAGCTACCACAAATTCTGGTAGCTGACTTTCTAAGATTTTATTTACTTGTACTTTTTTATCAAATTCTATGCTCATTCTACTTTCTGTCTATTGTTCCGTTAGAATAACTTGATGTGTAATAATCTCTTGAGAATACAACGCCTGATACGTCTTCACCTGATGCAATTACATCCTTAACCATATTTATCTTACTATTAGAAACGTCAAAACTGAGATACAAATCCTTCAATCCAATTACATCATTTGAATCGGGGAATGCTTGTATTTCGATCAAATTATTTAGAGCAACTGTAGATGTGATATTAACAGTATTTAAGATAATCTCACCTTTCTTATAATCAACTGTACCAACATCTTTTGCTACAATTTTCATTTCATTATTAAGATCCTTAGAAACAATACAAATAATTCCCTTATCACTACCATCTAACTTACCATTACTATTTGTATTAGGAATGTCAGTTAAATAAACTACTTTATTCCACCCAGAGATGTAGAAACCAGTACTCTTGATATTAAATCCTTCAGAGTTAATATGGAATCTATTACCAAAACATAATTCATACTGAGCAAACTGATTTATTAGTGCTTTTAAGTCTCTTCTAATTCTTACCTTTGTAATATTAGAAGTAATAGCCTCATTAACTCTATCAATCAGTTGATTAATCTTACTGTACTTAAATCTACCACCAAACTTATTAATATCAACATTGTCCGCATATGTAGTAAGCGAATTTAAGATATTTGCTTGTAAATTGGAAGAATTTGTAATTTGTGACGTGTTATAATAAACTGTTGACTCAATTTCCACATATAATATCTTAAGATCAACGATTTCTGAGTTTATACCAGCAATAGCATAATTTTTTAACTGATTTTTGATCTGTTGCTTATCAAAATCGGAGACATAAGTACCATTTTTTGGTTTGATACTGATTTGTACCTTACCAAACTGTGGAGGATCTAATTCCTCACCACCAACAACCGCAACAGACTCTGTTTGTGGGTAAATTGATTGAATTATTGCCTCATAATCTCTTGGTGTAACTGCCCTGTACTGTGCCGAATACAATCTAGGAGCCAAATACTTAATAGAGGATAAATTCTCGTTCTCAGAACCATTTGAGGCACGTACAACAGTAGTTACATCTACAACAGTGTTTGGTTTGATGTTATTACCATTATGATCAACAAATGTTCCTTGGAAATCGAACGCAGCTGCTCCATTACCCTCTGTTCCGTCAGTTATAATGTATCTAACACCTATTTGATCACCCGTTGTCAACTTTTTACCAAAGAATCCATCACCAAAGAGCAATTCAACCTTTTCATCCTGTACTTCTTGTATTAAAAAGATCTCAGAATCCTTACTTAGGTTTAAAATATTGTCAACTTTCTTATATTCTCTACCCAATCCACTAATATTGGTTGGTTTTACTGTGACTACTATAGTTGATGTATCAATATTAGCATTTCCAAGAATAAATCTCTGATCTTGATCAGTATTTACTAGAAAAGCACCATTTACAAGGGTTCCTTGAATAATATCAACAGCAAAATCAGCATATCTCTTACCATTATTAGTATAAAGGTTCGCTGTCTTCGCTTCTGAGATTGAAAAACGGTAAGAAGTATCGTTTACACTACCAACACAAACTAAACCAGGATTTAATGTAATAAAAGGTATCTGATCTGGTTGACCTATCTTAGGATCATCGATCTCAACAGTAAAAGTAACGGATGCTTTTGCTCCAGTCCTTGATCTAGGAACATATCCAATGTTACGAGCAAGTGATATTACGTTTTCTCTGATGGTTGCTGAATCTAAGAAGGATTCATTAGCAACTAAGTTAGCATTGAATGAGTTTATATACGTATTATACGCTAAAGTATCGATTAAAACGGAAAAATTAGATCCTTCAAAGTCAAAATCCTTAAAATTTGAGTTTGAAGCAAGATAATTTTTTATCTCAGTCTTAATTTGATCATAATCTAGGTTGGTAAATTGTGTAAATGGCATTATTTTACCTAGTTGGTTCTAATAAGAATGAAAATTGCTGACGAGGTACTTCTAAACCTATGATGTCAAAGTAAATTGTGACTTCAAGAGCATTCGCATCAGGTTTTCCTAGAACTACCGACTCAACGTTTTCAATTCTAGGTTCAAAATTCTCTAAAGTACTATTAATTTGGTCTTCGATGACTGTACGAGTGCTGTTTGTATACATTTCAAACAGTGATCCACGAATATCAGTACCAATAAGGGAGTTAAAAAACCTTTCTGTTGGTATTGTCTCGATCAAATTACGTACAGACCTTACAATCGCACGTTCATTCTTCAATATTGGCAGATCCTTAGTGATAGGATGTGCCTTAAAGGATAGACTAATGTCCTTGAATACTTGAGATGTACGTTTTTCAACTAAAGCCAAAGCGAAATATAATATTACTTCACTTTATTTATACCTATTCTTTAAAACTATGTGAATTTAGTGGAAATTCCTCAACCCAAGAGGTAATTATGTATTTTG